AATGAAAACATTTGGGCTGGTGAAATCGGTACATTCGAAGGTGCATACTTCATTGAATCACCACGTATGTACAACGCTACAGACGGTGCTTCAAGCCGTCGTGTATTCCGTACATTACTTGCTGGTCAACAAGCACTTGCAGAAGCAGTTGCTGAAGAACCACATGTAGTGATTGGAAACGTTACTGACAAATTGATGCGTTTGCGTCCAATTGGTTGGTACGGAGTATTAGGCTTCAAACGTTATCGTGAAGAAGCACTATACAGAATCGAATCTTCATCTAGCATTAACTAGTTAGATTCATTATCAGTAACCCCCACGTTAAGTGGGGGTTACTCTTACTCAAAGGATTTTAAATTGCCAAAGTTTTTTCCACCAACAGTTGAAGAAGGACCAGCAGGTTTTGGTTTCTTTTGGAGATACACACATAATCGTGGTGTTAGTGTTTTGAAAACTTCTGGTGTTTATTCTTTAAGAAGATATCCTACACAGGATGAAATTACTGCAGCAACAGAATATTATGCAGGAGGACACGAACATGAAGTTACGGAAGGTCAGAAGTCTGCACTCATTGCTGCTGGCATCGGCATTACTGAAAGTAACTTTGAAGGATGATAGAGAACATTCTTGTAGCGGGTGCGACTGCAAGTGCACTTGCTTCTGTATATTTTGTGATTGCACCATCGGTTCGAAAGATTCGTTCTATGATGGAATGGTTGGAAAAATTTCGCCGCGATTGGGAAGGCGAGCCTGGTGGTCCAGGTAGAGACCCTGTTCCAAGTGTGATGGAAAGACTTAACAGATTTAAATCCTGGTGAAGCATCTAGCAGATTAACTATGTCTGCTAAGAAATGGGATAATGAACTTGCGTTATATCGTTCGGCTAGGTCACAGGGTATTCAACCTGATAGTACTAAAACGAAAGATATTCGTAGGGCAATAGATGTATCAAACAAAACTGGAAAAGCATATGGAGCGTAAATAATGTACGGTAAAAAAATGCCTAAAGGCAAAAAGATGATGGACATGAAGAAAGCAGATATGAAAAAGAAAGCCATGTCTAAGATGAAAAAAATGGGTAAGAAAAAATAATGAAGGCTAAAAAAGGTATGGGCTTTAAGGCTGCACAAAAAGGTATTGCTAAGAAACAAGGTGTCAGTATGAAATCTGCTGGTGCAATTCTTGCTGCTGGTGCACGTAAGGCTTCACCTGCTGCTAAGAAAGCAAACCCTAACTTAAAAAAAGTTAAGGGTGCTATGAAGAAAAAAGGTAAATAATATGTGCTCAACTTGTGGATGCAATTATCCAAATGTAGACCATGCTATGGCTAACAGCAAAGGCGATAACCCAATGGGTATGCCAATTGCACCTAAACCATCAAGCATTGTTAAAGCAACACCTAAGAAACCTAAGAAGTAATTATGAAGCCAAAAGACTCACGTTTAAAACGTGCTGGAGTCTCAGGCTACAACAAGCCAAAGCGGACCCCTAGCCATCCTACTAAGTCACACGTTGTTGTTGCTAAGTCTGGTTCACAGGTTAAGACAATCCGCTTTGGACAACAAGGTGTAACTGGGGACAGAAAACCAACTAAACGTCAAGCAAGTTTTAAAGCACGTCATGCAAAGAATATTGCTAAGGGCAAGATGAGTGCCGCATATTGGGCAGACAAGGTGAAGTGGTGAAGAAGAAAGCATTTTGGGATAAGAAGAACCCTAAGAAAACTTCTAAGAAATTGACACCTGCTCAGGTTAAAAGTGCTAAGGCTCGTGCTAAGGCTGCTGGCAGACCGTATCCGAACCTAGTTGATAATGCCGCTGTGGCAAGAAGGAAATCTAAGTGACTACATATAATGAAATGGTTGAAGAGGTTTTAATTAACCTTGAAGGTTTTACTCTTCGTCAAGACAGAACAACTTATTTAACTACTGCTATTGATTCTGATGATTTAACTCTTTCTCTTGCATCAGGTGACAATATTGGTAAGGGTATTGTTGAAGTTGATGAAGAACTTATTCATATTGATTCTGTTGACCGTTCTGACCGTTCTGCTGTTATCTCACCTTTTGGTAGAGGGTATCGTGGTACCACTGCAGCATCTCATGCTTTAAATGCTAAGGTTACTTTCTCGCCATCTTTCCCACGTTTATCTGTTAAGCGTGCTATTAATGATACTATTCGTGCTGTTTACCCAAACATTTTTGGTGTAACTTCTACAACTTTTACTTACAATGCAGCCCAAACAACTTACTCTCTTCCTGCTAATGCTGAAACTGTTTTGGCTGTGTCTTGGGCTTCTATTGGTCCTTCAGGTGAATGGATTCCAATTAGGCGTTGGAGACAAGACCCTACTGCTGCTTCATCAGAATATGCTACAACTAATTCTATAAGCATCTATGATGCTTTGGTTCCTGGTAGAACTGTTCAAGTTATTTATACTAAGGAACCTTCTGCTTTGTCTTCTGCTTCTGATGTGTTTACAACTGTTACTGGTTTACCTGAATCAACAAGAGATGTAATTATTTATGGTGCTGCTTATCGTATGGTTTCTTTCCTTGACCCAGGTCGTTTAACGTTTACTTCTCCTGAAGCAGACCAGAATGATACGACTAGACAGTTTGGTGCTGGTACAAATACTGCAAGATATTTGTTGGCTTTATATCAGCAACGTTTGCAAGAGGAGTCACAGAAGTTAAATGGTAAGTATCCTGTCCGCGTCCACTACACAGTATAAGGTAAATTAATGTCAAGAAAATATTCTAGTGTTTCTTTAGAAACCGAAGTTGTTGGTTCTTTAACCACATCTGCTACTTCTATTACTGTTGCTAATGCAACCAATCTTCTTGGTGGTATTAACGCAGCATCTATCAACGCAACCGATAACTTTATCATTGTGCTTGACCCTGAAACATCAAGTGAAGAAATTGTTAAAGTAACTGCTGTTGCTTCTAACACTTTGACTGTTGTTCGTGGTCATGATGGTTCTACTGCTAAGACTCATACTTCTGGTGCCAAGGTTCGCCATATGGCTATTGCTGAGGATATGCGTGAGGCTGCAGCCCACATTGAATCTACAACTGGGCACGGTGCTACTGGTGCTGTTGTTGGTACAACTAATACACAAACTTTAACTAACAAAACTATTAGTGCTGCAAGTAATACTATTAGTGATATTGCTAATGCTAACATTGCTTCTGCTGCTGCGATTGCTGATACTAAACTTGGAACAATTTCTACAGCAGGTAAGGTTCAGAACTCTGCTACTACTGCTACTTCAAGTAACTCTGGTTCAGCCATTGTTTCTCGTGATTCTTCAGGTAACTTTAGTGCTGGAACTATTACTGCTTCTTTAACAGGTAACGTTACTGGTAATGCTTCAACTGCAACTACTCTTGCAACTGGTAGAGATTTTCAAATCACTGGTGATGTTGAGGCTAATGCTGTTTCCTTTAATGGTTCAGGTAACGTCACATTAAACACATCTATTGCTACTGGTGCAATTGTTAACGCTGACATTAACGCTTCTGCTGCAATTGATAAGACTAAGATTTCTGGTACAGCAATTACTGCTGCGGATACTGGTACTGTTACTAACACAATGTTGGCTGGTTCTATTGCCAACAGCAAATTAGCAACTGACCCTCTTGCTCGTGCTAACCACACTGGTACACAGTTAGCATCTACTATTTCTAACTTTGACACACAGGTTCGTACATCTAAGGTTACTGATTTAGCAGCACCTACTGGTTCATTCTCAATGAACTCACAAAAAATTACTAACCTTGCAACAGCAACAACAAGTACTGATGCTATTAACAAAGATTATGTTGATAGTAAGATTGGTGCTAATAATGGTATTGCTTCACTTGATTCTTCAGGTAAGATTCCAACAGCACAACTTCCTAACATTGCTTTGCATCAAACATTCGTTGTTAACTCACAGGCAGCAATGTTGGCTTTGGCTGCTGATACTGGTGATGTTGCTGTTCGTACAGATGTAAGTAAAACTTTCATTCTTGCTTCTGAACCTGCAACTACTTTGGGTAACTGGCAAGAACTATTAACAAGTGATGCTGTTGTTTCCGTTGATGGTCAAACAGGTATTGTTGATTTGTCTGCTAGTTATGTGAACGTTTCTGGTGACACAATGACTGGTGCCCTTGCTATGGGTACTAACAAAATTACTGGTCTTGGTACACCAACTAACTCAGCAGATGCTGCAACTAAAAACTATGTTGACACTGTTGTTATTGCACCAACTAATCTTACTGGTCCTATAACATCTGTTGGTAACGTTACAAGCATTGCTTCACAGACTGGTACTGGTTCAACATTTGTTGTACAAGACAGCCCAACTCTTACCACACCTAACATTGGTGTTGCCACAGCAACATCTATCAA